ATTACAATTTCAGGTGGGGTGCCGTCGGGCTCTTTCGTACAAGTTACTGAGCCGTTCCACTGTGCATCGACCCAATTTACAGGAGTAACCAATCAATCTCAATACACATACACCCAACTATATACAGTAACAGTCCAGGAAGTCTACCCATACGTCGCATTAGACCCTTGTGTCCAAAGGGGAGATTGCAGGCAGTTGTTCCCAGGACTTAATGTAGCTACCACATTACCCCTAGGCGGAGTAGTAGACGAGGCTTCCGGTAGTATTTATGTCCCATGGTACCCTGGCGCTAATCCGTCAGAATATGAGTTTTCCAACCAATCTGGCATCAGATGGAGTAATGAAGTAACCCAAAGTGGAGACTGGGTCTTTATCTGCGATCCTAGCGAAGTATACATAGAAGACCCCCTGGGGCAACCTATTTACTTGCTTAGTAACAATAGCTATACCGAAGATGGTCGCCTAGTGGTTACCGTTTGGGACGCTCAAACTAGGCAGCCACTGAGGGAAGTTTTCTATGTAGATTCTGGGAAAAAACTAGCTAGATATGCCGTTGAATTATGGAGAAATACACTGGAAGGGGCAACCGATGGCAATAGCGGCATTGCATCCGATTCTGTCAAAGAGGCTATTTTCTTCCAAGGTATGAATACCGGTGAATTTGCAGTTGTTAAAGGGGCTTTTCAAATTTTCTACTCAGATCCCCTAAATCCAGAGGCAAAAACCCAAACCCTGGCGGGAGGTTCATTAATTGGGGTAAAACCAGATATATTCATTCAAGCGCCTAAGGGAAGATTTTACTTCGTGGGTCAATCCCCTCAAGGGAAAGGTTGGTTACTAGAAGGTACATTTGAACTTGCTTCCATGAATTCCCTGTGGAAACTTGGGTGTGGGGTTTGCCAGGGTGGGCCAGAACCTACGGCCCTGTGTTGAAGATTGCCATGATTGCCTCCGTAAAAATGGGATCCAAGTGGCAACTCCCAATCTGATGTGCAGGCAGGAAACTCTACACCTTGTCAACTTTGCTAATTGTTAAATGGAAACTCCAAGATCCCTATGGGCTCAGTACCATACGGCAGTTAAATCCGGCGATAACAAACTAGCTGAAACCCTGCTAAGAAGATTGCACTCTTACAAATCTACCCCTAAACCACAGGGTTGCTCAAGTTGTAATAGGAGATTCAGATGATGAATCAAAATGAAAAAATTCTACGTCAAAAGGAAAAGCTAGCTCTCAGGACTTTACAAGTAGCTGAGGACTCCTTGACCATTATCCAGGCTTCTTTGGAGGAGTGTAGTACTGACGATTTAGTGAAAATTTTTAACTTTTCCGTTAAAGCCCATAGGGATTTCATTTCCGATACGGCTGCTTTGACAGAAGGTGAAAGTAAGTCTGAGAAGGAACTCACTAAGGAGTATATAGGTACTGCGGCTGAACTCATTAAGAAGTTTAAACCTCAAGTATGACACTCCCACGGCCGATAATAAACCACGCTAGTCAACTAGATGAACACAGCTCATGGCGCCATTACATTAGGGGTTTACATCATCTTAATGTCTTAGAAGCACCAAACTCTGTCATTCAGAACTACATGTTTGAGTCTTCCAGGTATTGTTTCCTGGCCTTTGCAGACTTGATGAAGGGTGGTGCGTTAAAAGTCGCGGATTTCCATGAAATTATTGCCAGTGGTTTTGAGGATCTAGCAAATAAACGCTACCATAACTTGATCGTATCCTGTCCCCCTCGATCTGGTAAATCAATGCTGGCGTCGATGTTTGTGGCTTGGTTACTAGGAAGAGATCAAGAAACTCAACACGTTATTGCCTCTTATGGTTTATCACTGTCCAATAAGTTCCATAAGGAAGTTATCGGCATGTTGAAGACACCTGTCTTTAAGAAAATCTTCCCTGATTGGAAAGGTTTTGCTAGGGACTCTAAATTTGAGATGCTTAGTGGCGGATACATCCTGCCTACTTCTGTCGGTGGTGTGTTGACTGGCCATACGGCAGGGTCTGTAAACATTATTAGCCCAGGTGTGGGGGCCATGGTAATCGACGACCCACTGAAAAGCTCAGCTTCTGCCAGGGCTTTTGAGAGTCTCCAAACGTGGTGGCAAGAAGAGGCATCGACACGTAAAACTAACAATTATTGCCGTCTAATTATTGCGACCAGGTTTCATGCCAATGATTTGCATGGCCAGGTTTTAGAATCGGACGGTAGCTATGATGAGGAAGAAAACCCAGAAGGTTGGAGATGGGTGAATATTGCGGGCCTGTGTGAAGACCCTGTCGATGACCCCTTAGGCAGGCAAATCGGTGAGTCCCATTGGCCTGATAACCCGGCATTCTCGGTTGATATGCTGGAAGCCCAAAAGAAAACTATGGGCAGTTCCAAATTTGCGGCCCTTTATCAAGGGACTCCAACTGCAGCAGAAGGTCAAATTGTAAAGGCTGGGTGGATAGTTAGGATAGAAGAAGAAAAGTGCCCACCACTAGATGTAGTATGGCTAGGTGTAGACTGTGCATTTTCTGAAAAAGAAGGTGCAGACGAAACTGCGGTCTGTGTGGCTGGCATTTCAACTAGGGACCCCCGAACTGTTTACATTAGGGAAATCGTTAAAGGGAGATGGGGCTTCCCTGATTTGATTGCATCTATTAAGCAACTACATTCCTTCTACAAACCAAAAGTAATCTGTATCGAAAAGGCAGCATCCGGCCAATCTTTGATACAAATGTTGAGACGGGAAACAAAAATACCTGTAGAAGAAATGAGACCCCTTAGGTCAAAAACGGTTAGACTCGAAGCTGTTTGTCCACTTCTAGAGAATGATAGGGTTAAACTCGTTGAGGGGTTATGGGTGGATAGTTTTATTAAGGAGCTAACAGGATTCCCCTTCGTTAAGCACGATGACTCGGTGGATGCGTTTGTGTGGTCCCTGACGTACTATGCGATGAAGCTAGACACCGTTGACCGTGGGGTACAAGATGCTATAATACAAGCGAGGAGGTGGAACGGAGGAAACAGAAGGCCATTCCTGGGTGATTCGAATTTACCTACTGGTAGAGTAGGGAGGAATTTACCCTCGGCTGGACTTTACAATAATTTAGATTCTGGTTCTGGTTTTATCGGTCCAGACTCTTTTTCCAGACCTCGCCTCAACAGGGATGACACTGGTTATGGGTTATCGCTCTGACCCCCGGTAAAAAAATCAACACAAGCCAACACAAGCCAACAAAATCTTAACTAAAATGACACCAAAACACCCAAAAATAACACACTCTTCCCAGCTATCGGAACATTCAAGCTGGAGAAAGTATAGGAGGGGACTTCTTGAACTTGTAATGAGAGGCGCGACTAAGGAAATAATTAATGACTACATTAAAGAGTGCGCCCAATATAGTTTTCCTGCCTATTTGTCTCGTTCCGCTCAAGTAAAGTTTGGCTCCCTGCTGAACTGGGAAACTTATGAAGTCTTGGGGTCCGCCTTTGAAGACATTGCCGAAGGCAGGTACCCAATCCTCTTAGTATCGATGCCTCCTCGTACTGGGAAGTCTACATTGGGCTCCCTATTTCTGTCTTGGCTCCTGGGGAAAGATCCTTATACTAATAATTTCGTAACTTCTTACAACCAAAGTCTTGCAAAGGTGACGGCAAATAGGGTGAAGCAAGAGGTTAATAATCCACTTTTTGAGGAAATTTTTTCTAAAATTGACCTGGATCCTTATCATGTCGTGCCGTCTGCTCCTGGGGGCTCTGTATGTGGGTTTGCTTATGGGAACATCAATCCCGATTCTAAAGTGCCTGGGGTCTGGTTGATCGATGACTATCACAAGTCCTCGGATATAACAGTGAATAAAGATTGGATAGAAGAGGAAATTATGACCCGGCGCCACCAAAACAGTGCCATTGTTGTTCTTGGGTCAAGATGGGGTGATGAAGACATTTTCGGCTACTTCTTAGATAAATTCGGTGTCTTTGACCCCGTATCAAACCCAAAAGGAGCCGTCCACATTAATCTGTCAGCAATTATTGAAAGTAAAGAAGAGGCAGAGGCTGACATTCTGGGCAGGCCCATTGGGGGAACCTTAGGAAATGCCAACCAATACCAGTCCCCCGAAAATTTGAAAGACCTCAAAAGAAACATAGGAGATGAAAAGTTCTCCTGGCTCTATAAGGGATGCTCACCGACACCAGAAATCCCTCCATTAGATAAAGTAATTATTTCTGTTGATCCTGCTTTCAGTGCCGACAACATTGATAAAACGGGTATTTGCATCGCAGGGGTTACAAGGGGAAGAGACTACATGTATGTTCTTGACACTTACGAAGGCAATTGGGACTTGAAAACTGTCGGAGTAATCCTAAGTCTAGCAGTTAAGGCATACGGAGCGGAAGAAATTGTACTTGAATCCGCCATGGCAAGTGCAGCTTGGACTGTGTACCTACGGGGTTTGGGGTTAGAGGTTTGCGTAGGTAGCAAGCCGAGGCAACCCACATTAAACGCTATCTCCCATATGCTAGACTCAGGGAGAGTGAAATCTTCCAATCCCAATATCCAAAGCACTTTGAATAGATGTGATGACCCCCAGATTCCATTGGGGCCCCCGTCCGACACCCTATGTGCAATCTTAGTTAGCTACAGTCAACTACTACCCACCGTCACATGATGGCAAATTGCGATTCGCAACCGCATAAAAAGTTGCTGTTGTTACCAACAGTATCAAAATGGCTATTTCACCAACTGACAAAAACCCTGCTATCATGCAGGAGCTTCACGGCACTCGTTGCCTCATTACAGACCTTGCCTCGGATAAGTACCTTGATCAAGCGAAAAAAAGACCCCAATACACAATCCCGAAAGACTCCTACTCCCGATGGTGTGGTGGCGCTAATGGATTTGACTTATTCGTCGAAAGGGTCCATGAATGAGTACATAGAGTGGTTGCTCAACCACGATAAATGGTGGTCTCTCTGATGCATTAGCCCTCTAACGGGGGCTTTTTGCCAGGGGGCAGGGTAAAATAAGGTCGTAGAGTTCCCTTTCACAAATGACTCTGCCTATTAGTTTAGAAGGGGGTGAGGACCATGTAATCCAAATTAGCAACGAAGCATACACGTTATCCACAGTTGTCATTAACCCTCTTTACCAAATGTTGAGATCAAAAGACAAGCGCAAATCGCGCCGCGCAGAGTCCGCCCAAATGGTTGAGCACTCTTATAGGGGAATGGATGTTCTACCCTTTTACCCGAAAACAAACCATCAGGAGGACTTGTGGTCTTCTTTAAATAAGAATACAGTCACCATTGCTATAGGCCCATCAGGAGTTGGAAAAACCTTAGTGGCGCTATGGTGGGGATTAAGTGAAATTTCTAAGGGTAACATTCAAAAAATTTATTACATTAGAAGTGACGTAGGCTGTTCTCACCAAAGAAATAGGGGGGCTCTTCCTGGAACCCTGGAAGAAAAAATGAAGCCACTGGTGGGACCTGTTTATGACAATTTGGTTGTAATGACTAGAAGCAAGGGGGCTGCGGATTACCTTGTAGATAAAAAGATTGTAGAACCCACACTCCTAGAGGATTTGAGGGGGAGATCACTAAATGAGTGCCTAATTCTTTTTGATGAGGCCCAAA